CTCTTAGGTCTAGTTTTTCAAATGTGTTTAAGGTTTTCCAGAAAGTATTTGGTGCTGGATTCCATTCGTAGTTATTATAATATAAATCTACATTATAAAATATTGGCAAGTATATTGATGCCCCACTATTATTACCAGCTATGATAGTACCTGTACCCAAATGAAACTCGCAGTTATAAAACTTAATATCTCTAAATGAATCATCATCTACAAAAAATAATCTACCATAACCTGAAAGTTGGAATATCTTAGAATTATAAAATCGAACATTATCACAAGCATTAAATCTATAAACACCGAAGTCGTTTGTTATTACTTCACCACCAAATATTTTTACATTTTTTACATTATCTAAAAAAATGTATTTTGTAAAATTATTATCTCTTAGCACTAATCCATCAACATTTTTAAATGCAGATCCTTCCCCTGAAATACCTATTACTTTATTGCCCCCAACGGTAATATTATCAACAATTATGCTTGGAAACAGGAAACCAGTACCTAACCTAATATCAGCAAAATTGCCTTCATAAATGTTATTTTCTANATAAGAGTTACTTGGTCCTANAATTTCCGTTGCAACAGTAGTACAATTATTAAAATAATTATTTGTGACCCTAACATAATCTCCTGGACCTGAAAAAGAAACGCCCATACCAAATTCAATAATTCCACAATTATAAAATAAACATTTATCGACTGTAATATTTGAATATCGAGAAATAACCACGGTAGTATTGTGATTTATAAACTCGATCCCCATTCTACCTAGTTCACTAAAATCACAATTATAAAAATGAATATTATCTGAAGTATATAAATTTTGATTTACAATCTGTACTCCATTTGAAGCGACATTTGGGGAGGTAAATTTGCAGTGGTTAAAATCGACATTATTAATAGTACTATCATTAAAATAAACTAAATGAGCACCATAAACAGGGTTAATTGTAGTCGCAGTACTTTCAAATTTTATACCTTCAAAACATAGATTGGTATATGAAAATATACCGCCCCTTGAAGCACCATCAATAAGACGTCCTTGCGTGGTGCTTAATATAGTTCCAGAATCTCCTATCATTTTAAAATTAGTCAATGTTGATGGTAAAAAAACAGGTAGGGTAAAATTGTAAGTTCCAATGGGAAAGTACAAAACCGTGTTTGAGGCTATCAAAGCCAATACATTTGCACTTTGATCTGTTCCATCCTGCACAACTCCGTTGTCAAGAACATTGAGTATTTTATACTGATTTGTTGTAACTCCACCACCCCCATAATCTTCATAGGTAACACTTCCATCTAAGTTGTACACCTTTACTTTAGTATCTGCAATAGGGGGAACGTTTAGGGGTTCTTTGCCACTTAAATCTTGATCACCTGTGTTTGAACCAGATAAAGTTGTTATACCTAAAATAGAACGAATATTAGTTGCCGTAAATCCATCTATAATTTTCTTTTCAATTTTACCGATAGCTACAAGCACTGTGTCAGTAGAAACTACTGCTCCTCCTGTTGCTAATGATAGTCCTGATAAAATTGTAGATAATACTCTAGCTCCAGTAAAATATAAATTACTTGAGCCTTCTATTAATTCATCAGTATTAGTAGCTCCTGTTCCAGCAGTAGAACCCACTACCCAACCGTCTTCTACATCCCAATTATAATTTTTAAGAGGGAATGCTGCTCCTTCATCTAATTGGACATAGTTACCTGGTATACCTGAAGGAGGAAATTGCGCTGTAGTTGTAAATTTTCCTTTAAAATTATTTTGCAAATCAGCTAAACGAGCTATTTCAGTATCAGCAATAAGTGATTTCCCTGTTACCTTATCAACTTTTAATGCTAAGTTAGAAGTTACTGTTGCTTCATTGGCTGGAGTATATCCTAAAGCATCTAATATTTGTTGACTTGTAAGATTGGCAGTATTTTTATAAGCAAGTGTTTGAGCATCCCATATATATATTTCATCTTCAGTTTCATCTATATATAATGTTTGTAATACACCTGTACTAGGGAAGTTAGCAGCAGTTGTCTTACCTATAACTCCTCTGAAATTAGATAAGTTCATGGTACATAATACAGCATCATTACCATCAGTAAGTGATACTATATTAGTAATAGGGTTAAGTTCAATACATAATCCAGAAAGTCTAGTTATTTCAAGACCATTTGCATCTATACTAGTTCTTAAAGATTGACCAGTATCTATCGAATTACCACTTTTATCAACTTTTTGATCAAGTATGGTTTGAATGTTCTGATTAACTTTTATTGTTATTGTTCCAGCCATTATGCAAACTTTTTAGATACAGTATCACTTATAGTAAAATCAAATGTAATTTCATAATAATATTCTTTAGTGTCATCAGGATCAAATACTAATCTACCAGTATCTATATCATCTATGAAATCAAATATTTGACCTATGATTACAGGAACACTGTCATACAAAAGTACACCATTTTCAGGTAAAGAAAGAATTTTTAATTTAAAAGGTTGATCACCTTCTGGATCAGAGAATCTTGGTTGAGTATCTGTAAACACCCATCTATATAATGTTGTTATATAATCATATTGAGTATTTACTACATTGTCTCCTACAGTAGGTGCTTGATTTTCTGCTGTATTTGTAGGTATATTTATTTTACCTTCAGGTATAAGAGTGTATGTAGCTTGATTACTTTCTAGTTTACCTGAGCTATTATCATTAATAGTAAATAAGAAATTAATTGTTGACGATATTATAACTCCTTTTATAGTAACAGTTGATGTTCCTTTTATGAATATAAGTTCACCATTAGTAGTAGTATCTAGTCTATAACCAGCATTTTCATATAAAGCAATGATTGAATCTACAGAAGCAGTAAATTGATATACAATACCATTATCTACTACTAAGTCATCTTTTAAATGATATTCTAGTAAACCAGCATTTACATTAATAAACTTGTTTCCAATAACAACATCATTACCTAGTAATTTTAGTGTACCTAATCTTGGTAAACTTTTAATAGTTACTTCATTTGCCTGGTTTCCATCAGTGTCTGCAAAGTTTTTTACAAATGATAATGAGCTAAAATTAAACACATTTGTTCTAAGCATTGAACTATTATCAGATACTGTAGGTGCATTGCCTGTTGAACCACTATTACCAACTTGTCCATTTATATCAAAGCAAAAGGTAGCTACATTACTATATAAATTGTCAATACTGTTATCACTAGTTTTAAAATCAAAACAAATTTCTTGTAATAACGAACATACACCTTGTACAAATTTAATATCTGTAAAACTTTCAGTACTTCCTTGCAAATAAGAATTTAAATCATCTGTAAATACTTGTACTGAAAATGCATTACTTGCTGGTTGATCTTTATCATATATACCTACCCATCCAAAATCATTTAATCCTTGTAACTCATATATACTATTGGGTACTGGTGTGTGTGCTTCTTCTGAATAAGGATTTGCCACATAAGAATCAGTTCCAGTATAGTATGAATTGCTAGGATCAAGATGTCTGTCAAATCTTCTTTCTGCTGCATATGTTACTCCAAGATTTTCTATCTCAGCAAGCTTATAAGTAGCTCCACCTTCTATAGCTGCAAAACCTTGGAGAACACATGCGTTATAAGTATTGTTATAACTACCAGCGTCTATGTCAGGTATAGGATAGAATAATGCTTTAAAGAATGCAAACTGTGTATAATTATCTCTAAAATCTTTATAATCAGATAAATATTGAGCACTTGGTTGTTCTTCAAAACCATATCCATTTCTATCTCTATGATAGGCTGTACCATTTACGTGTGATCCAGTGTCAACTTCATCTATAAAGGCAAGCATTAATACTTCGGTAGGAGCTGTCCAAAGAGGATTTACATTATTGGTATCTATATCGAAGTTAGGTGGTATTTGAGCAAAAGCCATATAATCATCTGCTGGTCTATCCCAGTTATTACCTACTGCTGCTAAAGAACCTCTTATTATATCAGTTGGAAAACCTAACCAATTTTCTTTCATTACTGGAAGTATGTATAGACTACCTGTAAATAAAGGATTAGTGTTTTTAAAATCAATATACCATGCGTTTAATGCTGTCTGTGCAGATTGAGCATTAGTTATTTTCATAGAAGTAGCATCAAAAAATGCGTATATATCTGTATTATTTGGAAGACTATTACTTACTTCTTTTACAAATTTAAGTATTCCTTTTTGAGTAAGATCAGCAATATAACCTTGATTTGTATAACTGCTTATAATAGTATCTACATTGTCAGGATATTGACAATAACCATCACTTGATAAGATAGTATTATTGGGCATTTCAAAAGTTAAGTTTCCTATATCTGCCAGGTTAAATTCAAATCCAATACTTATTGGTAAATTATTGTATAAGATTATTCCTATTGCTGGTAAATTTACTACAGTTACAAGTTCATATGAATCACCATCAAAATCTGTAAAATTATTTATAAAATCAGTTAATACAAATTGATATTGTTCTGAGTTTAATAAAGATAAGTTATCATTTACAGTAGGTGGATGATTTGTAGCTACAACTACTTTAGCTGAAAAAATGGTAAATATTCCTGTGTCTGATGAATAAGTATTACTACCACTATCTTTTATAGTGAATATGAATTGATTACTTGCCAGACTATTTTGGTTGGGTGCGTTATACAATAGTAGACCAGAATTAATATCAGTAACTGATATCTCAAGTCCTATAGTCACATTGATGCCATTAAATTGCACTGTACCAGGGGTAATAGGGAGGGATAGTATTTTTATATAAGAAGCATTATCATTATCTGGATCTTTATATACAGGTTTTGTTAGAGTAGTAAACATTGCAGTAGTCAATGTTTGATTTACTCTATTAGGTAAAAATAGTTTATAATCTCCTACAACAGATGCTGCCGTATTTACTTTCGCTGGAGTTGTAATCTTGTATATAGCCATATATTCTGATTATGATACCCATGTCATTGAACCAATATCTCTTAATGAAAATCCAAAATAATCATTTACCGCAGTATCTATATCTGCCCCTATGTGCACTAATCTACCAGCAATAATATGTGCAGCAGGTACAATTAAGCCTACTGTAATATCTACATTATCATACTGATACTTACCTAAATTAGTTCCAGGAATAGAATCTACTCTTAAAGCATCTACAGGATCACCTTCTGGATCACTATAAGGTGGAGTAGTAAGTGATGTAAATTGATCTAAAGATGCAACACTAACAACCCTATTAGGTCTTTCAATAGTAAAGTCACCTACTACTGGTGGTTGATTCACATATGCTCCTGAAATAACTGTGTATGTTGCCATGTTATTTATTTTAGTTTGTACATCATTAAGTAGTACAGCATCTATACATTGTGATATTGCTGTGTAATTATATTTACTATTTATATAATCTATCTCTAATTGATTAGCTCCTTTTAATTCTGAGTGATAGAAAGCTAAATAATAAAAAGACATAATTTCTTTAACTAAGTCAATATATGTAATTTGATCTGTAGTTTGTTCATCTGTAAGTAAAGTCTGTGTTAGCTCTCTTACTGAACATTGTAATGATTCAAAGATTGTTTCAATAAAAGCAAGATGCTTTGGGTGAGTAAGTCTTTGATAAGAAAATATTTTAAGCATTGTTGATAGTTGATGTGTGCCATAGTCTCCTTTGCATTCAGCACATTCAGCATTTTCAGCACAATCACATAATATATATTGTATACCAGCTACAATACTTTTTTCTAAAGATAAATAGTGAAGCAACTTAATTGAAGTTGCTCCACCATTTTCATCTAATAAATTTAATCTATATTCTCCATCATACGCCAAACTAAATGTTTTAGTAAGACCAGCTTCAATTACAACTGGTGTTTTTATTTCAAGGAAAGTTAAACAACCTTCTTGTGAAATAAGAGTACTTACTGTAATACTTACAATATCATTGTTAGTAATTTGGTAAGTGTCTTTAAACTTAGTAATACTATAGTTAACTGGCATTGATATCTAATTTAAATTAATTTACTTATGCTATTCCATCTGTAGCAGCTGTTTCATCTTCTGTAGGTTCAACTACAGCAGGATCAACACTAGCTCCAGCAGCATCATCAGCAAGAGCATCAAAGCCTTGTGGTGTTGCCTGGGCATCTAAGATAGCAATTAATGCTCCTCTTGTAACAGTATCTGTTGCAGGAATTGCAATCTCAGTAAGTAAATTATTCAAATGTTCTTGCCATCCAGCAACAGAAAATTGATCATACTCAAAACAGATTCTGTCATACTTAGTTCCACCAACAGCATTATAAGGTAATACTCTCGCAGTACCAGTACTATCAGAAAGAACATAAGGATCAGCTAATCCTGTTTCATGAAATTCAGATTGACGAATTTGATTTCCATCACCTTCTTCAAATCTAACTTCAACAGTCTCTACAATACTCGCAGCCAGTGTGAACCCTTCTACTAATGATCCAATTATCACTGTCTGACGTAAATCATAGTATGATAAGTTCAAATTAGTAGTTTTGTTTGCAGCTAAAGAAATTGATGTAAAATCAACTTGGGCAACAAATCCACCATCAGCTCTTACAATTACTATATCTCCAGGAACAGTTACATCATCTCCACTAGCATACTCTTTAGAAGTAGCGTTTGTAGCTACAGTGAATGCTTTGGTAGTCACTACTACTTTAGAAGCAACTACAAGTCCTTGATCATTAGCATTTACAGTAGCAACCACTTCATCCATGAATGCTTCTGGTGTGTACTTTTGATTTAGTATTGCATAGGTTTGAGTAAACTGATTAGTTCCTTGATGCCTATAAATTTTAGCATTTCTAAACTCAAATTTGAAAGCATAATCTTCAATAGTATTATCAGGAATTACTCCTTTCATACGAAGTACCTGTGCTCTCGCAGGTGTGTGTGGTCTAAAGGTATAAGCTCTAATATTTTTGGCTTGGATAACCTGACCAGCAGAATCCTTAGTACCACTTACTAGACCTGTACCAGTTTCATCAATACCTACAGAAATATAAAATTCCCTTGGTGTTGAAGCAGCAGCTATACTAATATTGGTGGCAGCATCAAATACTCCAACTTGACCTAATGCCAAATTTTCAGGTTTACTAGCAGCAGCTAAAACTGCTTGATTTCCTGAAGTTACCAATACTCTTTTTACGTTGTCTCTACTCATAACATTAATTTAATTGATTCAGTTTCAACTTGGCTACAGTATATTCATATCCTGGATTCTTTAATTCTCCAGATAGTAACATAACAGCTATATCATTTATCTCTCTATGTGTATGTGCAGGAAGTTCACAGCTTTGTACACCTTCATATTGAGTACCAGATGGAGATGTATATCCAGTAACACTAAAATCTTCAGCATTATGAATATACAAAGGTTGTCTGATATAACTTAAACCAAGTTTGTTTACTTCAAAACTCCCATCATTTTCAAATCTAATTCCTTGTGAATCAAACTTTGCATTTAATGTTCTCCACTCAAATGATGATTTATAATAAGAATCAAATTTAGAAGTATCATCATGTTGAGGTATAGTTACACTAACCTTAACATTTATACAACTTCCTTTTGATACCAGGGCATAAGAGGAAATGTAGAACATATAATTTAGAGGAAGTGCAACCAGATTAGCTGTTACTGCTAACAGATTATCTGGATTGTCTTCACTTTCTACTAATGAACGAATGTCATCAATTGATCTTTGAGATTTTTCAAATCCTAGTACTGTTCTAAATCTTGGAAAGGCAACTAACTTTATAAATATTTCAACTGCTTCATTGATAGCTATATCTAATTCAGGAATAAGTAAATTCCTAAACTGCTGACTATCAACTTTGTTCAGCTTCTTTTTAATATCATAATGTTGCTCCTTTACATTCATTATTCAGATACTATTTTCATTAATCTAATTTTCAATTCATTGTTAACATCTGCCATAAGATATTTTGCTGCGTCTAGTTCATCACCACCTAGGTTAGAATCCATATACATAATCTTATGACCTTCTTTTCTTAGAACATTTTTTTGCAAAGCTTCTATTACAAGGGCATGGTTGGCAACCTCTGTCTTATCTTGCTCAATATATCTCAATGTTTCTTCTGGATTACTATCTATCATGTCAGATAATGCCACAGTTACATAGTCATCATTTTGCATCTTCAAATCTTTTCCTGTACCAATAAGTACAATCTGAAGTTTTCTTGTTTTGGATAATTTATTCTGCTCTAAAATAGCTTTCTGTTTAAGTGCAATTTTACCTGCTCTACTCTCAACTTGTTCATTTTCGTCAAATATTACATGATGTGCTTCTGGCCATAGTCCTTCTTCCCATTCTTTCATGGAATTAGCTACATATTTAGAAGCCTTCATCACTTTAATTTTAACTTTATTGATAATTTGTTTGTCATTAAAAAACATTGTGTTGTTCTCTAATTTAACTAATCCTCTTGGTGAATCCCAAAATACATGTGGTTCATTAGGATCATATGTATTTCCTAAATCTGTTTTAAAGTAGGCACTATATTCTTCTACTTCTTTCTCTGTGAGCCCTGTAGCATAGGTCAAACTTTGCCCATCTACTAGTGCTCCAATTTTTTTTGGTCTAGTGAAGCTTTCTGCTCCAATTTTACCATGCCATTTTGTTGTCTGTAAAGGTCTTACTTCTACTATCATTTGTATAAAGATTTAATTTATAAAAAAGGGGAAGGTAATCTTCCCCTTCTCTACAAATATACAAGTTTTAATCATATAAACGTATACAACTAATTATGGATAATTAGTTACGACTAAGGATTAATTCTCCACATTTAGTGGCATCGTGAATATGTAGTCCACATGATTTTTCAACATGCATTTCATAGTATGAACCAGAATGAGCAGATGAACCACCATTCTTAGGACCATAAGGACCATACATACCTTCAACGTATGTGAAAGCAAAACCATCTTTTTTATTAATGATTTTTACATTAGACTTGTTATTCTCACCAGTGAAATCAAGAAAAGTAATTCTCTGAGATTCCACAGGGAAACCAGTTACTTCATCAATTTCAAAGTTAATCTCTCTGTCATCATACAATGGATTATGGATAAGCTTCAAAGAAGCACCATTTGCCATATTGTATTTAACATATTGATATCCAGCTTCAAGAGCATTGTTGTGAACATCAGAACCAACTTTATTTGTAAATACCTCAGTATTTTTAATAAAACCAGATTTTTGAGTCCATCTTTCAATTGCCCTGTGGAATTGAATCATTCCATATTCCCCAGTATACCCAACAATCTCTCTTCCTTTTCCTGGTTTAACCCTAGAATAAAAGATGTCCATTAGATACTCTTCAATCAACTTTGCAGTTAAGTGAGTATAACGGTGAACATGTGAATCTTCTAATTGTTCCTGAACTCCAGGTCCCATTCTCACCATTCTACCATTTGCTCCTGGAATAGTATCAGCAGAACGAGAATACCAATATCCTCTTTCAACTTCCCTGTACCATTGCATCCAGTATTCAACCTCAGCAAATTTCATCCAAGATTTATGATACTGTCCTTTACTGTCAGGGATACCTACTGCTAATACTTCTGTGGAAGCATAATCAGTAACCTTATACTTTTTACGATATTTCCCCATTTTATTTCTCATACCAATTGGCATAGAGAATTGGGTAGAACCAGATTGTTCAGCTGCTTCTTCGTATTGAGAGTATAATTTACCCCATTGTTGCCCTGGTCTTAGGTATTTTGTAGGCATAAATGCAGCTGAATCATCAGTTGCCATCCTTACAGTATATATCCATCCATTACCATGTTTAACTCTTTCAGATTGAATCCTACATTGGAATTTCTTATTAGAAGTACCAGGATGGATTACATCTCCTGGCTCATACCAGTTTTCATCCAATTTAATTCTGAAAGTTTTTCTGTACTTACCAGGAGTATTATTCCCAGCAGGTTCTACATTTTCTACAACTACTAAAGGTCTACTAGTAGCACCTTTTAATTCCCATTCCCACGAAGTACCACCAATAGTTTCTTCTGATTTTTTGTTTCCCATAAGTCCAGAAGACAATGGGTTATCAGAATAATAGTTTTTGGCAGAAAAGAGTTCATCCATCTTTTCTTGTAACTGCGCTGGTTTAGCAATTAATGCTCTACCCAAGTGACTCTGCTCTGTCATGTTAGCATGCCACTCAACTTCTTTAGTAATCAATTTGTTACCAAGTGTTGCCATAAGTTAAAAATTAATTATTAATTAAAAAATTCTGCCAAACTTTTTGATTTGGACTTTTGTGAACTCCCAGATGTACTAGTTTTCTTTTCTCCAGTTCTTCTTACATCCTTCTTTATGTCTTTACTCTTTTTAGAAGTAGCATTTCTCTCTATACTTGAAAAGTCAAAATTACTTTTAACTAATTTAGCAAGCAACACAGAGTTTTCCTTATCCTGCAAAGCATCCAACAATCCTTTTTGAAAAGCTGTTGCTCTCCCATTACCTGTATCTACTATCTGATCAGTCATATAAGAACCTAAATCCTTTTGATCTGATTTAGAAAGATTAATACCTTTTACATTTTCTAAGCTACTTAAATATGTATCTAAATCTTTTCTATAAACTCTCTTCTTTTCTTTAAGAGCAGTTTTATTAGCTTCAGCAGCTTTTACATCAGAAGTTCTTTGAGCTTTTTCAGCTTCAGTAACTTTAGCTAAATGCCTTTGCAGAGATTGATTTTAATTTACCACTATCTTTCAAATAGTCAATTTGAGCTTCAATATATTCATCATCATACCCCTGGTTTTTCAAATCAGTTGACATTACCAGTTTTTGATTATCTTCATTATCCATATCTAAATTTTCAGAAAGACCTACGGATTTATTAGTAGATAATTTTTTTAGAAACTCACTTTCATTACCACCATTAAGAGCATATTTAACTAAATCCCTAGTTACAGGTGGAAGATCTTCAAGCATCTTACCTATCTTATCATTAAGGTTATTTTCATAACCATCATCAATTAGTTCTTGTGCTCTTTCATCAGTAAGTTCTTCACCCTCTTCTAATTCATAATCCAAAAGACCTCTCTCTTTCAAATCATTAAGTGTAGCTACTGTTTTACTTTCTTTTGTTTTATCAATAACTTCTTCCTCTTCTTCACCATCATCATCATTGTCAAAGTTAAGAATATCATCAAGTTGTTTCTTATCCTTAGCAGCTTTTTTAGTTTCAGGAGTATCTTCATCATCAATAACTTTGATACTATTATCTAAATCTTTTTTAGATTGTGTTTCATCATCGTCATTATCTATTACATCAACATCAACGTCAACTTTATTATCAACTGATTTATCTACAAGGACATCATCTCCTCCAAAGAAATTATCGTCAGTTGGTTCTTCCCATCCTTCAAATAGGTTGTCAACTGTGGTCTCTTGTTTTACTTTATCTTTTGCCATTGGATCAAATTTAAGATTATTTATTATATAGTTTAACTTTAAAAATTAATAGTTGGAAACTTGTCATTAATAGCTTTTACTTACCCTTAGGTTTATTAGCAACTGTCTTTTTGATTTTCAGTTCCTCTCTATCTACTACTTTATCATGAGCAAGTTGGTCTTCTTTTATGTCTAATTCTCTATTCTTAATATCAACATCAGCACCTTGTTTGTAAAGTTCTATTACATCTGGTGTTCCATCGTTATCTAAATCTTTATCTTCATTGAATCCCATAGATAACATAGCTTGTTTTTGAAGTTCTCTTTTAGATTGTAAATTTTCTTTAAGTGTAATTTCTTCAAGTTTCCAGTCATGCTCTTTTTGTTTCTGTGCATCTTCCATTTGTTTAAGTTCTTTGGTAGCTTGTTGAGCTTGTTGAGCTTGTTGAGCTGCTTCTTGTGCTTTCTTTTTCTCAGAAGCTCTAAGTATATCTTCAGCTTCTTGAGTACCATCTTGTCTAAGTATAGCCAGTATATCAGACAGTTCAGCTTTATCATTTTGCATAGCAGCATGACCAAGTGTTTGAATAGTTTGTAATGCTGCATCTGCTTTACCAGAATTGGCTACAAATATCCCAAATGTACTACTATCAAGTAAATCTTTATCTACTTCAAATTGTTTATAAGAAAGATCATCAAGTATATAAGATAGTATTCCTGGATCTTTTTCATAGTATGCTACTTTAGCACATTCTATCATTGCTTGTAAAGCATTTCTTTTTACTTGGTTATGTAAGTTAAACATTGGTTCTAGTATGTCAGAACTAGATTCAGCTGCTTGTTTAACATTACCTACTTCAGTAGATGGTGATATTTGACCAACTAGTTCATCAGGTAGTCCTACTGCTTTACCACATTTCTTTTCAAGATAATCAGCTATTTCAATGTACTTAGAAATATCAGATACAAGTGACATATCAACTACCTTTGCTACAGAATTAGCATCTGTAAATTGTCCTTCTTCATCTTTGGTGTACCAGGCATAAGGAGTAGATTCAAAATAATACATCCATTTTTTCATGTCAATACCTTGCCCTTTAGGTATGTTTCCAAGGTTCATTAACAATTTTTTACCTTTATCTGAAGCCATCAGTAACTCAGCCCTATAAAGTGCTATATTATGAAAGTATTGAAAAGGTTTCATTCTATCCATTGGTGCAGTAGGTACAGAATTCATATTGTCATAAATAGTTCCATAGTATTGTAAATTACAAATATCAAATGTAGCTTCATCTTTAAATTGCCCAGGTACAGGTTGTAATCCTTTGTACATATCTGAACCAATTTTATAGCCTTCATAAGTTTCATCAAACCACTCCCATTCTAAAGAGATGTCTCCATTTTCTATATTAAGTTTATAATTTTCGTCTACAGTATCACTTTGCACTTTTCCATCAACATCCCTATATTCTAAAAAACCTATTCTTCTAGGTGCTTTAAAATTAAAGTGAACTACTCTTACAAATTTATTATCATCATCATCAGGATTGTTTTCTTCATCCCAATTAAGTACATGATCTATATGCCCTCTTTCAGCATAATATTCAAATTTTTCATAAAGGTCATCTATTTCCTTAGTAGTCAATTCATCACCAAACATATTTACTACTTCTCCTGGAGTGTATCTGTATTCTGCTCTCGCCCATGCTCCTTGTTCAATAAAGTCATGATTACCTGATCTATCTGATGTAAACTTTTTAGAATTTACTACTTTGAAGTGTGGTTTATCTCTTATGATTCCTACAAAGTATACTTCTTGTGCAGATAAAATAACATGCTTCCATCCTTTTTGAAACTTCTCAGGAAGTCTTTGTTCTTGCATCAAGTACATTAAGATCTGATGAGCTAATACTTCGGCAGGGTCTTGATGTTCTCTTTCCATATACCTTCTTACAACATCTGGTGTTTTTGCAGAAAGTTCTTCTTGAATTTGTGCTTGTAATTGTTCTTGCTCTTTCTCAGTAAGGTCTTGTCCTTTCTGTTCCTTAGCCATCCTTTGTTCAATCTGCATTTTAATAGGTCTCATCACTTCAGCATTAACCCATTCTTTTATTCTACCAAATTCTTCTCTTTCTTTTCTGGTAGAAGCATCTCTATTGACAGCTAGTGGTTTCCAAGGAAATGGTCTTTTAATTTCCATTCCTTCCATTTTTTTGCATCTAGCAGATACAATATCTTTATTTGTCATGTCAGCTGGTAACTCACCCATCTCAGAACCAAATGGTTGACAAACATATTCAAAATCTGTCTTATTCAGAATTCCATTATACAAGTCATAGTTAACTTGCATTCTTTTTTCTTCTGTTATACCGTTGTATGAAACAGAACTACCCATGGTATCTATTTCATTTATCTTTTCTTTATACCAGGCTTTATCATTAGCATTTTTCTCACCCATGCTAAGTCTATCCTTTCTTATACTAAGAGTTGATTTTACCATTGTGCTGAAGTTTTTACAAAAGTAGTTATAATTTCGTTATGAGTTCATTAGTATCTTCATCATATCTTACTGGTCTTCCACCTGAGTTGCCTTTTCTATAAGCACCACTCATGATGTCTTGAAGTTGCTTAGCATTTTCATCTACTCTGGATTGTCCAACAGAATGTACAGTACCTAACATTTCTTCTTCTTCTTGAAACATTACCTGCATCATTGCCATCACCCTATCAAAGTTTCCTTTTCTATTATACTTAATAAGTTCTTCTAACAAACCAATAGAATATATAGTGTCAATAGTAGTCATAGCTATACCATGTTCATCAAAATCTACTATGTCTATAAGCCATTCTTTAAGATATTTTTCGCCAGCATCTTTCATACCATCATTCATATGGCATCCCCAAACTCTAGCAACTTTAGAATTTTTAATATTTTTAGATATTACCTTATCAGGCTGACCTGCTAAATAAGCTAATCTTTTTCTTCTTCTATACCAGTTTTGTACATGAGTAACTTCATTCTCATGCATTGTTTTAGTATTGTACAATTTAGCAAATAAATATGATATATTGTTCACATCATCAGATGATTGTGGTCTGCCTACATATTCAGCTACAATCATTCTTTTCCTATAGCTACCTTTAATTACTGTTTTGTATACATATATCGCAGATAGAGAAGTACCCTTTTCTTGCCTATATGGGTCATAACCTATTTTATAGCTATTTCTTGGAGTACCTTCAACTGGATATTCAAATATTACTGGACAACCTTCAAAGGAAAGATTATCAGGTTTTGATTTATATATAACATTAGCACTTCCATCTAATATGGGAACTGCTTTTACAATATCACCTTTATCTTCAAGTCTAACTGGAGTAGCCATTGTCTTGTGTAGTTCTAATGCTTTTACTCTTTCAAGTTGTCTTCTAAGTTCTACAACAGGAAAGTTATTTGTAGATATGGCAAGAAATGCTTCAGCAGGATTAAGTGGATATTCCTGCACCCTTTTTTGAATATCAGATATATTACCAGAATTATCTATAATTTCTTGTCTATTTGCAAGTTCAGCTGCTCTTGCACCTGAATTATCAGAGTTACCTTGCTCATCATAATAACCTTCCATGTTCCAGTTTACTGGATGAAAGAAACCACAACTACCACCTTCACTTTCTTCTCCCCATATATTTTCAAATCTCATAAGACCAAATGCACCAGGTCTTTCAAACATATCAGCAAAATCAGCAGTACCACCTTCCATATCCCCACCTGTTCCAAATATTACCATTTGACCAGTAATATAATCTCCAGCTGTAAGACCTGGCTGTGTAGCATAATAACTATCTTTTAGATTAGGAAATGCTCCAGCTTCCTCTAATAATACAAGGTCACTATCTTTTCCCCTTGCAGCATCTGGATTATCTTTAAATGTCAAAGCTATTACTTCTGACATATATCCTTTTTCTACTTTCACACCATTCCTTGTAGTAAGGTAAGATGCTTTTCTATGATCTTGTTTATCTACAACATCTCTTGGCATTACCCAAGCAGTATGTTTATTTAAGAAGTTTATATAATTAGAAGTCATACCCATTGTACCTTTTGGATATAAATACTTTTTTTCAAAAGCTCCAATTATAGTAAGTGAATCTGGTATAGTATTATAAATATTTGCACATATTGCACCATTCTTATAAGAGTATCCTTTTCTTCTTGATTTACCTACAATCACATGTTTTCCACCATAAATATCTCTCTCATCTACTTTGATATCTAGGTTGAGGTCTTTAATAGATTTTATTATAGCTTGTTTTTGATCCTCTTTATTAAGAGTATCCATGTATTCTTTCTGTGTAACTGTAGTAGCTAGAGCACCTTCATTGATAACTCCATTTTTTGCCAATTCTAATGCCCAAAAATAATTATAATCACCATCCCAGAAGTCTGGAAACTTGATGATTTTTTTAGCTGCTTTACTTTTAGTAGAAGCAAGTACTTTAATTTGTGCATAATTCAAATAAGAATAATGATGACCTGTAACTTTCACACCACCAACAGAATATCCTTCAATACATCTTCTTTTTTCTTCTGTCCAGAATTTGTACCAGTCAGGAGAACCCCAGGGATCAGCACAGTAGTTACCGTATTTCATAAAGTAGTTACCTGCTTCACGAAATACTTGACTATTTATCCAAATCCCATCAGGATTTCTTACACTGTTTTGTTGACTCATTTATGATTCTATATTGTAGCTACGAGTGATTGATCTACCAACTGATTTCATATTATAAATACAATCTTGAAGGTTATGATATGTTTCTGTTGACTTACCAATTATTTTACCATTATTAGCTGTAATTATCCAGTACCAAACTTTTCTAAGTTTCCAGTTTCTTTTACTTTTGAATACTGGATTAAATGATTTTATATTTCCCATAATATTAGATTTTAAATTCTTGCCAATCATCAGTAAATACATCTGATGCTTGAAAAGCAAAATTTATTAAATTATTACTAGAACCCACATAACATACTTGATCAGAATAATAAATATTATCTATTTGATCTTTATCCTGATCTTTAAATGTTTTATTAAAAAATCCTTTTACATCCTCTGGTAATGATTGCATTTTTGGTACAATTTGACTACCTATAATAGATGGTACTTGTCTAAATATAAAATGTTCTTCTGGCCATCCAGCTCTTCTTAACATTTTACCTGCTACTAATGCTTCTTCTACTCTACCTATTTTCATATCTTTAGTTATTCGTTTATTAATAATGATCTAATGTCATCTCTAGGATCAAAGATACCATTTCTTAAATATCTACCTTTTATGTTATACTTCTTTACTAACAACAAAGCCATTATTTCTCCACTACTATTAATCCATTTACCATCATATCTCCTATGAATAGTAGCATACTCTCTAATATGAGTATCAGATAATTCTCTAGTACCACAAGTTGTACATTGTCTTTCGTTATTAACTTTATCCCAAGTGTGTGCTTCTACTTGCTTACACATTGCTACACTTTCAGCCATTGTGGAATTACATTCTTCACAACCAATACAGTTTGGCAAATTACCTTTTTGGGAGGTCTCCATTCTTTTCTTACCACAATAGCATCTTAAATGTCTTACTGGAGTATTGTCTTCTGGAATTGGATCTTCATCATCGTTTTGCATTAGTTATTAGGTCTTTCAGCAAATGGACTGATGTCTTTATTTGCTTTGGTTATAACTTTATCATAAACATCTTCTTCAACTTTCTTTTCAAGTTTTCTCATAGTGTCAAGTATTTCGGGAGTTTCTTTCAAAGGTCTAGTTATGTCAGCTGGTTTCCAGATTGGATTTCCAGATCTTACATTAGTTTCATTTATATCAAATGTGTTAAAAAAGTCTTGTAGCTTCCTAGCTGCTTTAAATGCAGAGGTGTAAAAATTGTATGTAGGAGATGCATTCTTTTGTAAATTAGTTATAAAATCCATACCACTTGTAACTAAGTCATCTGGTTTCCATTGATCATCATAACCAGGTACAGCAATTAGTATATGCTTAGCTCTTACAGTATCGTCATATCCTTTATAAGGATTACTTGCTTTCTTAGAAGTCATAAATTCTATAAAACTGAATTCTAATTTAGCTACTGTCTTATGTTCAGTCAAATCTCTTTCCCATATAGTACAAAATGGCTTTATAAGCAAAGCTTCTACTGTTGGTACTACTACACCATCTTCTATTTGAAATAAAAATGCTCCCATTATATAGTTTTAAGTTCTTCAATTAAATCTAAATACTTCCAGTAGTTTTCTGTCATTGCTTTCACATCATTTGCATTAGTACCAAAGAATGGTTCTAATATAATACAATTACCAATAGGTACGTAAACAGCAACATATCCTCTATCGTCTTTAGTAAGTCTTTTTACTCCTCTATTTTTAAGACCAGTAATTTTTGACCACTTGTCTACAAAATATTGAGCTATTTCCTTTTCTTTAAAATCTTCATC